TTCCATATTAGAAATGATGTTATTTAATGATTCTTTAACATCTTCTTTTTCTATTGAAATTAAAGCTCTTGGGTTTGTAACTAATTCAGAAACAGCACCTTGGTCTGCTTGCAGCCACTCTTTTACTGCTTTTTTAATATCATTAGCTTGTTGATCTGTTATTTGTTCAGATTGAAAATACCCGTTTTTTATCCAAAAATCTTTAGAAGCATCATCTTCACAAATTTTTGCAAAGTATCCTAAATTATTTTTAATAATGTGTTTTGCCATAATTTTAACTTCCTGCGTTATCTAATAGTACTAAATATCCTGGGTTTCCTGAATTACCATTACCTGGTAAGGGATTAGAGAATCCCCCATTACCTGCAGAATCAAAATACATTGCTGGAGCCACGCCAGATACAGGAGCTCCTGGAGCAGTTCCTGGGTTTCCTGGGTTTCCACCGTTGTATCCTCTTTGTCCACCATTACCACCGTTTGCAACAGCACTTAAAGGTGAAATTCCACTTGCTCCTCCAGTGCCTCCGTTTTGGTTAGCAGGTCTAGGTCTGCCTGCTCCTCCCGCACCAACATTATAGGGATAACCAGTTCCACCTGTTACAGGCACGAAAAAATATCCAAATCCTCCATCACCTCCTGGGCCTCCAGCTATATTAGAACTAAAGTCAGGTGAAGCTCCTCCACCTCCACCGCCTAAAGCGTATACAGATACGTTATTAGCAGCAGGGTTAGCTGTGTAAGTTCCACTTCCAGAAACAGAAGAAAGTTTTAAAATATCAAAACCACCGCCAGCAGAACCACTAGCAGCAGCAGTAATTCTACCTTGAGCATCAACAGTAATGTCAGCAGTTGTGTATGAACCTGCAACTACTGCAGTATTTGATAATTGATCTGGGCCAACAGCATCGTCAGCAATTTTTGCTTGAGTAACTTGAAGTGCACTAATCTTGGACGTAGTAATTGCGTTATCCGCAATTTTGGCTTCAGTTACATTTGCATTTGAAATTTTGGCCGTAGTCACTGCATTGTCAGAAAGTTTTGCAGTAGAAATTGCAGCATCATCAATCTGAGCCTGTGCAATTGTTCCACCTAAAGTGTTCAATGCTATTTCATTTAAACTTGTTCCATCAGAATAAGCAGCAACAATTGCAGCCTCACCTGCAGTGAAACCAGAACCACTTGCAGTTTTGATTGTTAAATTTGTTACACCTGTTACAACAGATAAATCAATAATATAAAATTTTTCAATTCCATCTGGAATAGTTACAGTTGATGCAGTTGTTAAAGTTCCAGTAAACTTTAAAACCATGTTTCTTGCATTTGATTCTGCAGCATCAGACATTGCAAGAGCAACTGTACCACCATCAGAAAGAGCTACTGCTTCGTATCCTGCAATTGCTTGTTGAATTAATTCTAAATTGTTATTTGTTTTTTGACCCCATGTACCAGCGTTTTCGCCAGTGACCATTAGTTCGAGTTTTAAATCTGTTGAATAACTAGATGCCATAAATTTTGTCTCCTAAATAATTATAATTTTACCTTAATCATGCAGCTAAATCAACCTCTGTCCATACATTGGTTACACCCGGATCAATCTCCTGCCATGAGGTAACGTTTGCTTGACCAGCTGAAATAGTAGCCGAAATTCCAGTTGGCTGTATTACTGAAGTTCCAACTACAGTAACCGAACCTACAGATCCTGTCAATTCTATGCCTGTAACACCCACTATTTGAGCAGGTATTTCTTCGGCAGTTCCCAAAGAAGTTGTTAGTTCTTGCCCTGTAACAGGCTCATTTGTAGATTGTTCTAAAGCAATTGTACCAATAGTCGAAGTTAACTCAATTCCTGTTACTGGGACTTCTAGTAATAATCCTGCTTCAGCAGTACCTACAGATACTGTTAACGGACCTGCACTAGTGACAGTAACATTTGCATCAGCTTGGAATGTTAACGTACCAACAAAGCCATCTAACTGATTTTCAGAAGCTAATACAAATATATCTTGGTCAATTTGAAGTGAGAATGAAGGACTTGCAAAAGTAGTTGTAAGTTCTGATCCTGTTACATCTACAGCTACATCAGTAAATGCAGTTTCTTCTCCAATAGATGCTGTTAGTGATATACCGTTTACTGCAACTGAATAATTATCACCCCAAGCAAAACTTCCCCAAGCATCTCTACCCCAACCTTCTCCGGTTAAAGTAGTTTCATCAACTGTGACTGTTCCTATACTTGTAGTAGCTTGTGATCCAGTTACATTTACACCAATACCAATAACTTCTTCTCCAGGAGAGAATGTTAATTCAATACCAGTAACTGATACATCTGCCGATGCACCTGCAACAGCTCCTGCGTTTGTAAATGTGAGTTGTGATCCTGTTACACCAACATCAGCGTTAGCTTGAGTTGTTGATGAACCTATAGAAGTGGTTGCTGATATGCCACTGATTGAGACGGTTTCATTAGAAAGGTCTCCCCATTCTGCTGCTCCCCATGTTTTATTACCCCATCCAGTGGCCATATCATTTTATTTCCTTTAATTACGCAATTCTTAAGATTGCAGCGGAAGTTGTGAATGCAGGGAACTGGATTGTAAATGTTCCAGCTGTTGCAGTTTTGTCTCCACCGAAATCTAACACAGCAACTGCTTCAGTAGTACCTGTACCACCGTCAGTTGTTGTATTGTAAATCAAAGCACCTTTAGCAGTTAGTGTAACACCAGTGAAAGATAAGTTAGCGAAGCTAGTAATAGCGACACCAGAAGATACTTTAACACCTTGGTTAACCAAAGCTTTACCACCCGCAGTGTAACCTGCTGGTGAAGATACTTCAGAAGTTGATGAATAGTTAGTAGTAGATTCTCCTAATGCAGCAGAAGTGTCATACATTGCTAAATTAAATGTATCTCCACCTGCTGAATCAAAATCATGCTCACCAGCTAACAATTGCTTTTTAAATGAATTGCAAATTGCATTAGTTGTAATAGCCATAATTATTCTCCTTTAATTTTATGGTGACGGTGATGGAACCTTTATTCTAGGCACACCACTATCGTATTCTCCTCGTCTTCTTCTACCCATTTGTTGTAGAGCAAAAGCTTGTACTTCTTCATCATACTTGCTTTTATAAAGTGTGTAAAGATCTTGAGGACCTTTAAGATAAGAAAAAGCTTCAGTTAAGACACCATGTAACAACATTGTTTCTTGATAAGTTGACAAATATGTATTTGTTGAACTATCAAAGTGTGGTGGATCTTTAATGAAGTTGATTTGAATTGTGTAAGCTGAATCTGGTGTAGGTGCTACTAAAATATTAAAATCATCCCAATTAGCATAAAACTTAGGCTCACCTGTAGTACCCCCACTATTATATTCAGATATAAAACTTGTATCTCTTCGCTCTAAAAAAGTTCTGTCGGAACCATTTATCATTTGTACTGATCTAACAATCATGCAATCAGCAGGTAAACTGACATATCTGTTTCCAGATGTAAAAGTAGATGTAGAATATTTTCTTAAATCATCATAGTCTACTTGACCTGCAATATTAAGCTCTGTAGCTCTAATAAATTTATCAATAATAGAGTCAGTTAATACATTGGAATCTACTTCTGTGTAATCTCTAACTTGTGTTAAAAAATCTGTGTGTGTAATAGCCATTACGATATCTCCACTGTTGTTGTACCAAGTCTTGCAATAAGTTGTCTTTTTCTATTTTGTTCTGCACCATTATCAGGCTGCATTCCAGAAGAATCAAAAGCGAATTCTCCAGGTAAAGATAAATTAGTTGTAGTAAATCTAGATCCTCCAGAAGTTAAATTAAAATCTTGAGGTCTTGCATTTCTTAATGCTATTGCATCTGCCTTAACTGTTTTTCTTCTTATTTGTGGATGTTTAGGCTCAAATTCAGATATATGTACTAAGGCACCTGTCCACTCTCTAACCATTTCTTGATATGGAAAAGCCATTCCAGAACGATCAGATATAGCATATGATTTTTTACCTGTTGCGTATGCCATTATACTCCATCTCCAAAATAAGTTTGCGGTGAAATATATAAAGAAGTTCTAGAACCATCTTCATCTAAAGCTCTTTTCATTTCATCTTCATAAGCTAGTTTTAACATTTGTGTTCTATCTGCAGCTTTTAAAAATGATAAATAGTAAGCTAGACCTGCCACCATACAAGGTAAAAATCTATAAGGTGCATCAGGAGTGTTTGTATATCCTCCAGCATCTTCAATTCTACCAATGTAATAATATTTTAAATATGTGTAAGTAGAGGCATCAGGTGTTTGATATAAATATATTTGTGGAGTAAGTTGTCTATCTACATAGTATTGTGATGGTTGTCCTGTGGCACCTTTATTTGGTAGAGCTGCATAATTAGATCTATCTGTTTTAGTTAAAGATACATCCGTTATCGACGGCCCCGTGCCAGCTCCTGTAGATATGTAAGCTTCTAATACATCACTACAATCACTTGGAGTTGCATACTGTTCTGTTCCAGATGTTAATACTTGTTCATAATTTTTTACCTTCCATAAATGTAATCCTCTGTTACCCCACTCAGATAACAATAAGTTTAAGTTTCTTCTAGCTCTTTTTAAATCATAACCTGAGTCAGTAGATAAACCACATCTTTCATATGCTTCATCTATGATCTCATCTATATTTAAATTAAATGCAGTTGTACCTGAGCTAGCCATTATAACATTCCTTTATAATAATCTTTCATGTTTATAAAACCACCTGTAGAGTTTTTAGAAATTCCTCCACCAGCTGTACTTTTAGTTTGTTGCTGCATTTGTCTTAATCCTTCACTAACAGCAGACTCTAAAGACATATCAATTCTTAAGTCACTAACTAATGAATTAAATTTCTTTTTATTAGCTGGACTTGCATTTTTGTAATATTTAGATGCGTAATCCATTATAAAATATCTTTATAGTAATCCTCGTAAGATTTATTAGAAACCATTTGTTCTCCAACTTCTGATTTAATATGAGAACCAATGTATTCACCCATTTTAGGAGATCCTACACTTCTTTTTTTCATTGGAACACAATTAGGTACTTTTTTACCATTCTTCATCTTAGTTCCAACCATTTCATAACCTTCCCAACAAGGACCTTTTCCTTTTTTCATTTTTTTTGCCATTATTCCTCCATTTTAGCGGCCGCATTGTAAGTGTATAACTTATCCTTTTTGCGGTTGTACAACTTCTTAGATTGTACCACTTTTAAACTAGGCAGTAAACGTCTTAGCTAGAGGGTTTTTCTTACGCTTAATGGCTTTGACTACTCTTTCTTTTTTATTCTTTTTGTCTCTAGCACCTCTAAGTTTCCCGTCTATTTGTTGTGTCATTTGTCCTCGTGATATTGCCATTTTTCCTCCTTAAAATATTTTACCTTGTTGCCATTTCCAAAGAAATGGTGAGTTTAATATTAAATTATATAAATTATACTCTAAATTTAAATATTTCATAACTGTTTCTTTTTTTATATTAAGCTCTTTTTTATTAATGGTTTTGTTTATATTTAAACTCTTACCAAAATGCATTTTTAAAAAAATATCTAAATCTTTAATATCAATGTAATAATTTATTTCTGTGTTGATAAGATAAGGTACTTGTGAAGAAGAATGATTTATATTTCCTTTTAAACCATTTGCAGGGTTAGTTATGTTTGCGTAAAAACATTCATTTATATTAATTTCATCTAAATTAATACTATGCCTTTCTAAATCATATTGAAGACCACTTATAAATCTTTCATAAGGATCTCTAATCACTGTCCATCTTACTTTATCTAAATTTTTTCGGTTTACCCAAGAGTGATTCATTGTTTCTTCTATAATTTTTGTAATTGTACATGATGCATTTTTTGGAATTACTAAATATTGAAACTTTTCGGTTTCACAAAAATCAGGGTGTATAAAAAACATTTAAACTAAATCTACTGCTTTACCAATAATAGGTTTATATTTTACTTTCTTATCTTCTCTATAAGCATGCAAGAATTGTCTTCTAGGTTGATACGGTATCCAACTTGCATGAATCCATCCGCTATTAGGTTCGCCTGGTGTATAAAATTCTAAAATTAATTGATCTGTCTCTAAGCATTTATGTATCCAATCTGCAACTTCAGCATTGTCTACACCTAACACTTCGAAGTCTGCGGCCTCAGCTTTGGCATGCTGTGAATTTTCTGAACTACCAATTGCTTTACACAACTCTACGCTACGAAATCCGCTAGTCACTTTTACTCTACCAAACTGATCACGCACTGGCTGAAGTACATTTTCACAAAGTTGTTTTAATTTATCAATTTGATCACCATTAGGATTGTTATCAATATTTAAACGGATAGCAGTATCCGATTTAATTAATTCTTGAAGTGTAAAATTACGAGATAAATTCATGTTTATTTTTCAAAATAGTTAACGTTTATAATCACTCTTCTTTTTTCGTCCGTTTGCGTAACTAAAGCATGTCTCACATTACCATCCATAATTAAAACTTTGTTTTGTTTTGGAATTATTTCTATTTTATCATTATCTTTTATAATTGTTAAGCCGTTGTTTTCATTAATATAAAATATTGCTGTTTTGAAATTTTTATAATCAAAATCTATATGAAAATTAGTTAGTATATTTTTTTCTTTTTTAAATACCATATTTGCTCTTACCTCTATCAAAGAAGCATAATTTAATTTTTCCAATAAAGGTTTTATAATTTGAAAGTACTCAGAAGTAATATTGTTATTATTATAAAAAGAATGTGTAAAATAAAAAAAAGAATCGTCTCCCATAATTTTATCTCTATAAAACCAAGAAATTTCACTATTCATTAATAAATGAAATATTTTATTAAAATTTTTTTCAGTTAAAAAATTTTCTATTATTTTATAGGACATTATTTTGGTTTAATAATTTTACCTATACTTATACTACCATCAATATTTTTTTCAAGCTCTGCCTCTACTTCACCACACATAAAACGCTTACCATCCA